CTCATTAGTCTCATCATCATCTGAAGATTCATTTGCTTCTTCATCTGTGGACTCATTAGCATCTTCGTCTTTGTCAGACTCATCTACTTCTTTGTCAGTTTCCTCTAGATCATTTTCTAGTAGGTTTTCATAAATTTCTCTTGATTTCTCAACTACAATCTCGTGGAACAATTCTTCTGCTCCAGCACGATCTTCATTGACTAGTTTTTCGAGCATGTTCTCGAACTTGTTTAGATCTGCCATTTTTCGTCTCCTGTTAAAATAAAATTACCTTACGGCAAGGCTGTCATTAATATTTACTATTTATTAAGAAAAGTGCGTAGATATAGGCTCAAAATGAGTCGTTTTTACGGATTCAACGAAAAGTTGAAAGATTTTCCTAAATCTTCCACTGTAATATGCGAAATATTCGCAAAATTGTCGAAAGGCTCAGGTATAAATGCCTTTTCCGTTGCTAACACTCTTATATATCTCTTTTTAGAATTTTTTTGAAATACAGTAGTAGTTTGACGTAACCAATTGCCATAATATGTTGATGTGTCATGCTCACGCTTGTAATTAGGTGTACCGCTATACAAATTATTAACACGCTTATGTTCTGGACCTATACCTTGGTAATCAAATCCTAAAATATAGACTGTATCATGCCCGTGATCGCTTGCAAAATCTAATGCTGTAGGACCACTACTCCAACCTTTACTAGGCTCAAAATAGTTTAATCCATTATATTTTTCGAAGGACTTATTATAGTTTGTCCATACTTGACCTTCTTTATGATATCTGTGTTGTACAATTTCATTTACCATTTTAGTATCAACAGCAATAAGATAGTCAGGTTTAAATTCTCTGTAAACTGCATTACAGGCATAAATGGTTCCAAATTTTCTAAGGGGTTCTAAAGGTATTCGTCTACGACTTATGCCGTTACCTAATACAAAGGCTATGCTCAATTATCATACTCCGCCGGCCTCTGCGTTTGCCGCAATGCCATACATTTGTCTTACAAAATGCAAGTCTTTGACTTGCTCTTCTTTATGTACGTCTGCGGCCAATCTTGCACGATTAATCTGGCGAAGTGTGAGTCTTGTTTTACGTGTTGAATCAAAGTCTACTGGAGAGTCATCATCTCTAGCAGAATAACTCTTGTCTTCTACAGGCTCAAGTGTTTCTTTATCAAAGTAAAATATTTCTCTAAGTATCATACTGTTATTTATACCGTTACGTCAGTTGCGCCTTCTTGAGGAACGCCTTCGCCACCAGTTGCTGTTTCGGGTGCATCTGTTGCACCGCCATCAATTGGTGCTTCACCGCCTGGTACTTCTTCTTCCATACCAGCCATGTCTGCATCAATGCCTGCCCCGCTAACGCCTGCTCCTCTAAGTTCACCACCTGCATCTGTTGGTGGTGGAGTAATATTTTCATCATTTTCTTCGCGCCATAGTCTTTCGTTTTCAGTAAGTTCTTCTTCACTAAGTCCTAAGTAACGCTTCATTGCAAAACGATTTGAAACATAAGGTATTGCACTCATCTGTGTAAATGTTGGAATACGTGCATTATCAATTTCACTTTGTCTATAAGCCGCAAAGTTTTGTGGTGGTTGGAATCTAATATCAAACATTGCTGTATCAATGTTTACGCCTTTTTCAAGTAAGTATCTTTTAAATTCTTGATTTAGGTCTTCAATTAATAATCCTTGTAGTCTTTCACAATACGTGTTAAAACGTAATTCTTGAATATATGCTGTACCCACTCTACCGTCGTTGTATTGTGCGGCTGAATCATCTGCACCAGTAGGTAGATAACTTGAAGGAATACGCAACCCACGAACCAACTTGTTAGTAAAATATCTGAGATCATCAATCTCTCCTAGGTTAGTACCACCTGGTAGTGTTTCAACTTTAGATCCACGTCCTTCCGCTGTTTGTGGAAAAAAGTAATCTTCATTGATTGACAACGGATTGTATGAACTGTCTATGACATTAGTGCCTCCGCCTGTTGACGATGGGATACGTCTTTGATGTATTTCCGTCTTAACTCTCTCTACAAACTGCATCGCTAGGTGCGATGGCATGTTACCCACATCAACGTAGAATACTCTTCTTTCAGGTGCTCGTTGCACTCTGTAAATAATTATAGCATCTTCTAATAATTCTTTTTGCTTGTATACTTTAAATATAGTTACTAATAATGAGTTACCAAATGGAAAGTTATTATCTAATCCTTCTGATAAACTTAGATGTACAACATTTTCTGCACTAATAGCAACTTCGCCTTCACCTTCTTGGAATCTACTTCCGCTTTGCTTAGGTACACTTCCTACCATACCACGAACGCCACCAGTTAAATAACCATCGCCGCCACCGGTAACGTTTCCGTTAGTTTGGAATGGTGTTGTTGCGACCATATCTCTAAAGTTTAAGTTAAAGTCTTTAATTACATATTGCTGTGGCTTTTTACCTTCTGATTCATTAACAATAATTCTTGCTACGTTTGCTGAATCAACATGAAATAATTTTTTAGTTTCTGGATCTCTAATAAAGAATTGGTCACCGTATTTGAATACATTACGCAAGATTCTAAACATACGTGTATCAAATTTTTGTATTTTATTCCACTGCTGTAAGTATTGCTGTAAAATTGTTGTTTCTGATGTAGTTGCTTTTTTCTTAAAGTCTAATACAAAAGGTGTTTTGTTTTGTGAATTCTTTTGTGAGCAAAATTCTGCTAAAATATCAAGTGCGGCATTTACCTCACTATCAAGATCCATAGTATTGTACTGCCCGTAACGCTCAACTCTATTAGGAGCACCTACATATACATCTGGCAAATACGAACTATAGTTAGTACGTGCCGGTCCGGGACTACCGCTTCCCCCTCTACCACCACCTAGAGGACTGTAATTTCCTCCTGGATTATCTCCTGTTGGTACTGGTGTGAAATATTTTTTCCAACTCATTCTTTATCCTTAATATGCATTCTCTGGGTTTTTCTCCAGGATTTTTCCTAGCAATGTATTGTTAGTTCGCATAAGTTGTTCCAATGTACTATTACTTATACCAGAACCGCCTAATCCGCCTTCAGATTTGAGTAAGTCAGAAACACCATATCCGCTTTCTTTTCTTCCACTATTTGAATCTGCAAGCACTACATTTAGTTTTCTCATAGCCTCAGCAAGTTCTTTAAGTGATTTAGCATAATCTTTTACACCGTCTGCGTCTAAATCATCAGTGAATGATTTTAAGTTTGCGAGTCCACTAGCAGATCCTGTTAGATTTGCTACTGCATTTGCATCAATTTTGCTGAATTCATTAATACCTGTGACCATTTTTTCAAACGGTGACTTAGCACCAAAGAAACTACCAATACTATCTATAATTCCGCCTGCTGATAATTTAATCATTGCATCACCGAGATCAGATAATCCTGTCTTCGATAATGCCGCTACATTTGTAATTGCTACTGCGTCAATTTTAGCAAACTTGCCAATACCTTCGACCATTGTGTCAAATACATTATCACCACCAAACAAACTACCTATACCTGAAATTAAATCTGCTCCAGCAAATTTAAGCATAGCACTTCCCAGAGACCCTAGTGCAGTTGCAATATCTGTTAGTTTAGCAGTATCTTTAACAGCGGCCATACGTTCTACACCCGCCGCTATTGATTCAACACCTTCTCCTGCTGATTTTATTCCGTCACCTGCAAGTTTAATTGCCGCTCCTGTACCAATTAACAATCCTGTTAATACAGCGGCACCTGCTATAACTGTTGGGTTTGCAAACCCTCCAAGCAATACCTGGAACCCTTTGATAGCAAGATAAACTGCACCACCTACTGCTACCATTCCTGCTAGTTTACTAAGTGCTCCGTCTAATCCAACAAATAATCCACTGCCTTTTTTCTCTACAGGATTACCATCTTCATCTAATTCTTCTTTTTTATCGCCACCGCCAAATATTCCGCCTATTAACTTACCAATCATTCCACCTAGTCCAGAAAGACCAGTTGCTAACATATCTTTAACGTATTGCATTAAGTTACCTGACTTAAAGGCTTCTAATAATTCTTTAAACTTAGTTGAAATGCTATTTGTAAATTCTTCGATACGAGCCGTACCGTTTGGACTTGCTAACCATGTAGTAAATGATCCCATTAGTTCAGAGATGTCTGTAAAGATTCCGGATTTTATAAGTGCGTCATAAATTTTGTTTTTAGTTTCTTGTAGTACACGTTCAAAATCTGCTGTTGCTTTTTCTCTTGATTCAAATGCTTTAAGTTGTTCTTTTTGTGCATCTGTTAATTTTTTACCTGCATTTTTCAATCCGATAATTTCAATAATAGCACTACCAACGCTACTACCCATTGCCGCTAGTGTTGAGTACTGTTCTTTTTGTGCGTCAGTTAGGTTGTCTGCCATTTCAGCAGTTCTTCTAATTTCTGCCATAAATTGTTCTTGGCTAACTGAACCGTCTTTTAATCCTTTTGACATTGCCGCCAAGTTTGGATTTAAACGTACTAAGTCTTGTCCCATTTCATTTAATGGTACACCGCCTGTTGCAACCATTTCTGTGATTGCATCTTTAAGGTCTGGACTTGCTGACCCCATCATTGTCAACACACCGTTAAGATTCTGTTGTGCCGCTTCGTCCATAGTATTAAAGATCAACTTAAGACGTTTGTCTGCCATGTTCTCTTTCAATTCTTCCATGATTTGATCACGACGTTTACCTGTTACTCTTGCAAGTTTGTCAACTTCTAGTACTGTATTAGCAATGCCGGATGTTAATTCTCTATTGCTCATCTTTTGGGCTCTGCCCAAACTAGTTTGCATTTCTAAATAGTCTGCTGTATATTCAGCAGTTTCTTCCATTGTCAGACCAAGTTTACTAAACTGTGGTCCAAATTGTTTCTGTATCTGTCCACTAATCTGTGCAAATCGTTTTGCACCTTCGCTTGCACCACCTGCAAATAATGCAAGTGATTCTGAATTAGATGTAATAACGTTTTGAAAAGTTTCTAAACTTAGTCCTGCTTGTGTGGCCGCAAGTTTTGCACCCATAATACTTGCACCAAAGTCTACACCAACTTGTGACATTTCCCTAAACGTTTGAATGTTTTGATCAACAACACTTATTAGTAGTTGTAGTGCGCCGCCAACAAGTGGTCCTACAATAGGAATAGCAGACAATGCACCTGTAATATGTGAAGCAAAATCAGAAATTGACGTAGATCCGCCTAAGAATTCGTGTGCTAATCCCTGAACCATTTGGCTTAATTGACCAAATCCTCTGGCTAGCATATTGCTAGTTTCTTCTACTTGTTCTTCTAAATCTTCTAATTCATCGGTGGTTTTACCAGCGGCTTTTGCCATATCCATGAGTTGTTTTTCAGAAGTTTTGCCAGCACTAGCACCTCCACCGCCTCCACCGCCTTGTTTCTTTATAGCCGCGAGCATTTTTAGTAGAGTTGTTTCGGTAGCCGCATCATTTAGGGTTACTTCGTCGTTCCCTATGGTTCCTTTTACTGGTCCTGCCATATTACCTTAAATCCTATAAAGTGCGTACATAAATACATACACTAATTACTAATGTATTTATACGGAGAAAAACATGCCAGAGTTCAACCCAGAACAATTTAAGGAAAATGATGGAAATACCATCAATCCTTTGATTGAAGCACAAAAGAAAACACTTAAAGAAAGTGGATCAAATCCACTACAAAAACATTTTAGACAACCAAAAATTTATATAAAGTTACCAAGTGGTGGATTATACTATCCTGAGGATAGTGTGACTATTCCCGAATCGGGAGAACTACCGGTTATGGCTATGACAGCAAAAGACGAACTTGCATTAAAAACTCCGGATGCATTGTTGAGTGGTCAAGCAACTGTAGATCTAATCCATAGTTGCATGCCTAATATTAAAAACGCTTGGGTCATGCCAAGTCTTGATATTGATGCATGTTTGATTGCTATTAGAATTGCATCAAATGGCGAACATATGACTATATCAGCAACAGCACCAAATACAAAAGAACCAGTTGATTATACTATTGATTTAAGGCAAGTTTTAGATAGATATACAAATGCTAAGTTCAATGATACATTTGACTTTAATGGATTAATTTGCAAGATTCGGCCATTAAATTATAAAGAGTTTAGTAGAGTGTCAATGCAAACATTTGAAGAACAAAGAATTTTTGCACTTGTTAATAACGATAAAATTGATGAAGACGCAAAATTAAAACAGTTTACTGAAACGTTTAATAAAATTAGAGATATTACCTTAGGAATGGTTATTAGTAGTGTTGTTTCAATTCAGATTGATGACACTGTTGTAACTGATCAAAATCATATTGTAGAATTTTTAGAAAATACAGATAAGTCATTTTTTAAATCATTGCAAGATCATATCGAAAAACAAAAGAAAGAGTTTGAAGTACCTCCTATGGAAGTGCGTTCAACTGAAGAACAAATTAAAGAAGGTGCTCCTGAAACATTTGAAGTGCCAATTATATTTGACCAAGCACATTTTTTCGTTTAAGGATCGTCAGTTGGCCGACTGAACAGATCCTAGAAGAAGTTAGAAACTTAGAAGGTCAAAGCAAACAGTTTAGATCTGAGATTTTTAAACTGATGTGGTACATGCGTGGTAGTATGACA